GACTTCGGTCTCATTAGGCCAGTTTCGATGTCGTATAGTTGTGATGTCAAAGACACTCACTTCTATCGATTGTCGGCTGCCTATGAAGTCCTGTATAACTACAGCGGAACTGATCTTGTTTCCCAACTCGAAGGGCTTGGCGTCCTCAACCCGATTGCAACCTTATGGGAACTCGTTCCCTTATCGTTTGTAGTCGATTGGTTCGTCAATGTCGGCGATGTGTTATCATCACTAACGGCTACAGCTGGGCTCAAGCAACTTTACGTTTGCGAGAGTTACAAGTTTACGTCGTCTGTGGTGCCAGGGTCAGCTCAAATGCTGACCGAAGCTTCTAGCGTCCTAACGTATCCAACGTATGGATTCCTGAATGCTAATGTAACGAGTTTAGACATCGACGAGGAATTTGTTTATTTCCATCGTAAGATGCTACCCTCACTTCCACAAATAACCCTTTCGTTTGATCCGAACCTTAAATGGATGAGAATCATTGATTCTCTTGCTTTAATTGGACAATTTACGTCCAAGGCGTCTGTTAAGGTATACGGCAAACTCTAACCCGGAGGTGGCATATGCCACAAATCGCGAATATCGTGCTGGCTGATGGCCAGTCAACCCCAGTCAATCACACTTTCACACCATCGTCTATCAAAGACGGCGTGGCGGTGTTTTATGACCGTGCGAAGAGCGTTGTTCTTGAACAACCGTACGTTACTATCAAAACGAACTTAGCTAAGAATCCGAAAGGAATCTCCTCGGTTCGTGCGACGGTTAACGTGCCGCGTTACGATTCCGTCTCTGGTAAAGTGATCGGTTATCAGTCTGCTACGATTGAATATCGTATTGCGCCCCAAGGTACGAAGCAAGATCGCGATGATCTTGTGGCCTACGTAAAGGGCTTGACTGCAACATCTCTGTTGCAGGGCATGGCTGCTAACGTCGAAGCTTTATATTAATAGCTTCATTCTCACTTACCTGATTAGGAATCTAACATGGCTGTTCAGCTCCCGCTGTTTGTTAATAGTAACGCAGCAAAACCAGGATTTGTTATCACGAAGAGTCAGGTCAAAAAGGCGTTACTGCCCGCTTTGACACAGGTGATTCATGAAACAAATATTACACAACTTGATATCTGTCCTATCGTCTTTAGAGATACGTATTTGCACCAAATGGTGTTTAGTAAGTATACAACTGAAGATCCAAAGACCGCCGCCGAAAGGCGACGCACATGCTTAGAAAAATATTTAGCTGTGAGGTTCGTTGTAAAGAAACCAACGTGAAGTTCCAAAAACGCCAGTTTGAAGGTACCAAGTTTCATCATCTTTTGATGCTTGCTCGAAAACACTTGAGCAATATACTTGGTCCTTTACCGACGAATTGGTACTACGGGGCTTCGTTTGGGCCTGGTGCCTCGACGCGACTATCACGTAAATACAGTGATAGAAGCTTCAAATTCGAGGGAATACCACATACTACATCGCTGCTGAAGCCTTTTTGTGAGGCTGCAGGATTCGGGCCTTGGCACGAGTTTGAAGTGAAGGAGTATGCCGAGTTCCTGACGGTTCCGAAGAATTCTCTGACGGACCGACCTATAGAAATCCAACCTTGCATGAATCTATTTTTCCAGAAATCATTGGGAAAAATAATCAGACGCAGGATGCACGGCCAATCTACCGGCTCCGGTTATCCGGCTCTTGATCTTAACAATCAAGAGGTGAATCGCGAATTTGCTCGCATTGGATCTTCTAGCAACCCCGAAATCTGTACGCTGGATTTATCATCAGCGTCAGACCTACTTGCCACAGAATTCGTTAAGTACATGGTTGAAGACCAGAAATGGTTAAATGCTTTGTACTTGACACGATGTGGTGTAGTTAGGGTGGAGGAAGTTGGCTTTTTGCCACTTCAAAAGTTCTCCGCTATGGGTAACGGGTATACTTGGGAGCTCCAGTCTGCTATATTTTATAGCATGATTAGGGCTTGCAACGAGTATTTAGGAATGGATGGGTCAGTCTGCAGCATTTTCGGCGACGATATTATATGTCACGTTGATGCATCCAAGTTGCTCATGGAGTTCCTGGACTTCTGTGGTTTGAAGGTGAATACCGACAAATCCTTTACGTCTGGGTTCTTTCGTGAGTCATGCGGTAAGCATTACTATAAAGGGTTTGATGTAAGCCCTTTCTACCTACGTGGTCCTATCAAGGATACCGTGGGTTTGTATGCTTTCCACAACCGTGTACACGAGTGGCTATCAAGAGATGGTTTCAAAGATGTTCGCTTCCTTGGCGTTATTGCCTGGCTTCGCGAACATACTAGTTACCAAATCGAGGTGCCGCCGGGTTACGGCGATGGTGGTTTCCGCACTTGCAGAAATGACGCAACTCTCCAAAAGCGTGTTCACAGCAAGAAGCATTGCACTCATGTGTATGCTTTCAAGTCTGTTGTTATCCGTAGAGCTACTCTTGACTGGCCTCGTATGGGGTCAGTTTGGAAGTCGCTTTCAGGGTACGACGCTGAGAAGAGTTCGGCTTCTGTGTTGCCTTTCGGTACACAGCGAGCCGCTGTCCGCCGGTCTACCAGTATTTGGTGGCCGGACTTGGGTGGTTGGTTTTAACCTTTTGAGGTTTGTTGTAACCGACCATTAATATTAGACACCGCCGTGGGGCGGCATCCGTGAGGATGAGAGGAAG